GAGGCGCTCGGTATGATTGATTTTATTCAATCACTCAATGTCAAGGTAAACACAATTTGTAGAGGACGTGCAATGTCAGCCGCAGCTCTACTTCTCTGTTCAGGAACAGGTGTTCGTGCCGCTTCAAAGAACAGTACAATCATGTTCCATGAAATGTCATCAGGTATCTATGGTAAGTCATCCGATATGAAGGCAAACGTCCAACACATGGAAAAGTTGGAAGAAGTTCTTGTTCAGATTATGAGTGAAAACTCAAACAAGGATGCAAAGTTTTGGAAAGAAACAACACTCAAAGATTATTATCTATCACCTGAAGAGGCACTCGGACTTGGTGTAATTGATTCAATCATCGAGCCAAAATTCAAGAGAGGATGACATGGAATTTTTAGTTGTGTTTCTAATACTCCTTCTTTTAGGTGCCGGTTATGTCATTTATAATCTATACACGAAGTATGCTCAGTTAGAGTCAATTGCACAAGAAAATGTAGACTTTATTATGTCAATGAGAAATAGAGTCCTCAGTCAACAGTCTTATCTAAAACAATTAGACCGAAAAGGTGCATTTGAATCTGATGATGAAACTGGTTATTTCTTCAAAGAACTGAAGAAGATAATAAACGATATTTCAATCTATCTTGAATTGGAACAAGAGCAAGATGAAAATCAAAAAAACATTCGTGGTACAATAGAGAGGTTCTGATGGAAGTGAAAAAGAAAAAACAGAACGTCTACTTTACACAAGAAACCGAAGACGCTATAAATGAGTATAACCGTTGTGAAGACCCTATTGAACGAAATATCATTTACACAAAAAGAATTCACCCAGCATTCTATAAACTTGCAGAGATAATGATTCACCGATTCAAGTTCTATAACTTTGACGTATCACACGAAGATGTAAAACATGAAGTTGTTGCCTTTCTACATGAGAAACTCGGTAAATTTGATGGGGAAAGTGGATTCAAAGCATTCTCTTATTTCTCAATCGTTGCTAAGAATTATCTTATTGCAGAGAATAACAAGAACTACTATCTTTACAAGAAGAGACATACAATAGAATCTATTGACGCTGAAAGAAACATCATAAATGAACAACTACGAAGTGAGTTTGTAGACGAACAAAAAGATTTTATTGATATTTTTGTGGACATAATGGATCAATTTTTACCACTTATATTTACAAAAATAAGAGACTTACAAGTTGCAGATTCTGTTCTCTATCTATTCAAAGCGCGAGAAAATATAGAAAACTATAACAAAAAGGCACTTTATATCCTGATTAGAGAAAGAACAGGCATAAAAACACAGTACATAACAAATGTAATTACAAAATTCAAATTCATATATGGCAGACTTTATCATGCATATTCGGAAGGTCAAAACATTGCAGATATGGATTGGTTTGAAATACAAGACATTATTGAAGACTAACATAGTTATATCATATGAGCTTTGACGCAGAAATATTCGGAAATAAAAAGTTCTCGGACTTACTAAAAGACATTTACGAGAACCAAAAGAAAAAAGACCGCCAGATAAATCTTCTGATTGCGGACTTGAAACCGCTTATTACAAATATAGGTGATGCGGCTTTACTTGTTCCTGTCATCAAAGATTATATGGAAGTATCGGTCAAGAATGATGAACATCTTGTAAAATTAGCCGCTGTTATTCAACGTATGGTTTCAAAGACTACGGAAGAAGGAAGTTCATTCTTGACAGATGAAGAAAAGGATGCTCTTCTAAAAGAGATCAAAACAATAGGTGAATCACACGAGGCAACAGAGTCAGATGAACTTTCAAAAGATAATACTTAATGCACAAGAATATGAATGGGCTCCTGCTGAAGTAGTTTCGGTTGATTATGAAACACGTAACCCAAGTAGGCTGTATACCATAAAGTGTAAGTTTTTGAATGCGGAGTCTGCTGCAACTCCAACTGATTTGATTCAAGCTAGGGCAATAAATGCCAATATAAAACAAATCCCAATAAAAGGTGAGATAGTTTTAGTTTGTAAAGCACCAACCCCATATCACTCTGGTGCAGGATATGGTCGAGAATACTACTACACACATCCAATATCTATACAGTCTTCTGTTCACCACAATGGAATTCCTGGTGCAAATAAAGTTCTTCTTGATGACAGGAATAACACACAGAAATCAACGGATGCATCACTCGGTATAGTAAAAAAACTTTCGGAAAGAACGGATATAAAGGAAACAATAGACCCAACATTTCCAGAAAGAAATGATGTTTATCCAATACAACCATTTTCTGGTGACCTTATTATAGAGGGTAGATGGGGACAATCAATTCGTCTTGGTTCCACCGTTGATACAAGACGTAAATACCAACTAAATCCAAAGTGGGGAGTTGGAACTGGTGCAACAGGTAATCCAATAACTATTATTTCTAATGGAACAAATCCAAAGAAAATAGAAAAGTCATTCAATCAATTTCACATAGAAAGTCCTGATGATGACGATGCATCAATTTGGCTAACATCCGGTCAGTCTGTAAAATTTACACCGTCTTCAACATATACGCCATCAATCTTTGATAAAGAGATTGGTCTGTTTAGAAAGAACTTATTTGGTGGTAATCAAATAATACTTGCGTCCGATAGAATAGTTCTGAACTCAAATAAACAAGAACTGGTTGGTTTTGCAAAAGAAGGTATTGGGTTTGCCACGGAAAAAACTTTAGCACTAAACGCCAAGAATATAGTTGAGATTGAGGGTGGTAGGATTTCTTTGGGATTCAACGCAACATCTCCGATTATATTGGGTGATCGGCTTATAGAAGTCCTAAAGTCCCTAATGGATATTTTGATTGACATGAATCAATCTATTGTAAAGATGACACATCCAACTGGAGTAGGTCCTTCGGGTACACCAATTAATAGTGGAGAATACGTGAGTTATGTCAATGCTTTATCTAGATTAATAAATTCATTACCTAAAATCGCGAGTAAATTCGCTTTCGTAAATGAGTTTTCTGGTGGACCATCTAGCGTAGATAAAAATAAGTTTAGTGAACTTAAGAAGAATTCCTTTATTGTAAAGGTACCTGAAAAACAAGGTGGTGATAAATCTGGAACAGTAACTTTCAACGAGTAAAGATATGGCAACAAGAGAAGAACTCGCGGAAAAATATAGAAAAGACAGAAAGGAAAAAATTCTAAAACTTCAGGGTATATTTAGTTCTCAAATTACCCAAGAAGTAAAAAGATATTCTAAACTGCAAATATCAGACCCTGAACGTGGTTTGATTGATTCATCTTATATTTCTGCTTTTTATACAGCGAATGATTTTTATCCAAAAGATGAACTGTTATGGGATTTTTTGAACCTTCCAACATCTCAACGTGGGTCAAAAATAAGAAAAGATTTTCAAGACAAACTATCAAACAAAGATGAACCATTTGGTTATTTACTTCTGACCGGTTACTGTGGAATTTCACAAACAGGTACTTTTATAAATAAGAAATTCTCATTGAATGTTGGTGTGTTTGAAACATCATATCTAAAACTTCCAAATGAAACAAATCCATCCCTAATAGAAAGTATTAGAACAGATTACAACACCATAGTTGCAGAATCATATCAAGAACTTAGTAAAGCATTATCTTCTTTATCATATCCAATCTCACAGATAAATGAAAATAAAGGATTTTCTAAACATATAGAAAGTATAAATGAAGAACTGGAAGGTACTAATTTTCTAGAAATATCATCCATACCTGTCATAGTAAATTCATTTATTGATATACCCGATGGTACTAATGAGGGAGTACGTGGCGAGTTCAATAACATTTTTCCAAAACCGGAAGGATGGGATGAACTTTTTGGTACACCACAAAATCCTGGTACAACTGGTGTTAGTGGAGTAACTGGTGCAGCTGGTACAACTGGTGTTAGTGGAGTAGCTGGTGTAGCTGGTGTAGCTGGTACAACTGGTGTTATCGGTACAACCGAAGAAGTAAATAATCAGACCACGGATTCCGGTCAAACAAATGCAACACCTCAAGCTGGAACTTCTGGTAATACTCGAAAATATCTCTCAATAGAAGCTGTAAAAGATGACGAAATTGTTATAAGAACGGAGAATACTGGAAGTTCAAATTACTTATCAACTGTATTTTTACAAGATGACCCAGTTGTTGAAGACTATTATAGTGAAAGTCAAATAAAACAAATTCAAACAGAAAAGGTAAATTCACAATCTAAAGATAAAGTACAACCTGGTAGTGAAGTAAATAAAGAAGTAGTAAATAAAGAAATAGAGCAGAAAAAACAAGAAACAGAAGCTCAGAGAAAATCAGAAGAGTCGGATGCTTTAGAAAAAAAACAAGTAAAAGAAAAGTCAAATGGTGTACCCGATGGTTCTAATCCCGATTTACCTGAAGGTAAAACTGTAAAAATAGAGGAAAAATCAAAACCAATACCTGAAGATAAAAAACCAAAAGCAATGACACAGATTCCACCACGCGCATTGACTTTTATAAAATGGATGAATAGTGTTGGTAAAGATCCGACGAATGGAATATTTTTTAGAGGAATAAGTGCAAAATTACACCCAAAAAACTCACAACCCCCAATAGATTTTGGCAGTACTGAAAGTAGATTTAAAAATCTATTCTCTTTTGGTTCTCAATTGGATAAAATTTTCAAAGGATATACTGTTGAATCTCCAATAGATGCGGCACTTCTAATGAATTCCGGTGGAGTTGGTAGATTCAATAAAAATTGGCCGTATATGTTTGGGGAAGGGTCGGAAATACACGCCGCAATAACAAGAGCTCGTAGTGTAGTAAAAGAATCACAAGGGGGTATAGGTTCATTCGCTTCCGTTATCGACCACCCAGATGAGATAGATACAAATTGGGCTGCAAATCCATTTTGGTGTGGTCTGTGTACAAATTTTATGCTTTATTCTAATAGTAAATATTCATCTGATAGTAATCCTGTGGACATAACAAACACAAGAAACGCCCCAACACTTTATTCCAAATCACCATTTAACATTTTTGGAGAACGATTGGATAGTCGAAAAAAGAAATTACAGAATGATATATCTTCTAAAAAAGGAACCATTTCTGGTAATAACTCTTCAATAAAAACAAAGAAAACATCACTAGAAAAAGAAAAACAAAATGCAGAAAAAAATGAAGCAAACTATAGAGACAATACAGATCCAACAAAATATAATCAAAAAAAGATAGATGGATTCTACATAAAAGTTAAAAACCTTGAGAGAGAAATACAAAACTTAGAGAATGCAAACAAAAAATTGGAAGATGATATAAAAGAATATCAATCAGAATTGGATAGTATTTCAAAAAATTCATCTTCCGGTACTGTTTATAATGAAAATAACGTTGTTGCATTATTTGAAAATGGATTTCATTGGACAACAAAAGGTTTTACTGAAGCTGGTAAACAACTTTGGGATAAGATAAAAAATTGGCCAGGTGCATTTGTGGTGAGAAGACCTGACGGTAACGGTTCTGGTCACGTAGAAACACTATTACATTTTTCACCGACCGGTGAGATATACACTATAGGTGGAAATACCGGACTAGACAACTCGGATGGAAATGGACAGGAGTATGGATTCAAAAAATATACCGGTATTCACGATTTCAATGGTAAAATACCGTATTTCTTTGTCCATAGACGAGGAGATGCAAAACCATATACTAACGGAATTGGATTTAGTGTCAAACAAACTGAAACTTACAAGAAATATGTAAACGACTTACAAGTAAAAAAAGACAAAGAATTGAATCCTGCTGCTTTCAATATTTTAAGAAATATAATGGAGATATGATATGAGTTTGGATAAACTCCTGAAACAAATAAGAGTAATAATCAGAGAAGAAATCGAATATGCTCTTGATAAAAAAATCAATGAGTCTAAAAAGACTACTGATAAAAAAACATTAGAACATGGTATGTCTTTGATGAAAGAATTATCCTCGATAAAGAAGCAACCTCAAAAGGAAATGAAACCATCAAGACCTTCAAAAACTGGATTATCTAGTATTCAAGATATTCTAAATGAAACAAGAATGTCAATGGAACACGCAATGCAGGAAGAAGAATATCCGGAAATGCGATTCAATACCGATTCGATTATGTCAGGGAGAATGAATAATGGAATGATACCCGATGGATATAATCAAGAAGAAATAACACCAGAAGTATCAAAGGCACTTACTCGTGATTATTCTGCTCTCATGGCAAAAATAAATGAGAAAAAAGGAGTCTAATAATGGCATTTCGCAGGAAAACACTATTACTCAATCCAACTGACTCAAATACATCTCAAGTTCAAGATTTGAGGAGACCTGGTGTAATAAAACCAATCGGGGTAACATTGCCGTTCAACAATCCGAATGGTATATTCTTTACGAGTACAACAAACAAGACTCAGGTACTGAGTAATCTAAAGAATCTCTTACTTACTGCAAAGGGTGAAAGATATTTTGAGCCAGAGTTTGGAACAGATATTAGATCTATATTATTTGAGAATATAACCGATGAAGAAGAATTTACAAATAGAATTCGAGGAGATATAGAGACTGCAATTTCAATTTGGTTACCGTATCTAATTGTAACAGAACTAACAGTAAATCTGAACATTTCCGACGATGGTAGAGTTGATGATCCAAATCATGCAATTAGTATTTTTCTACGTGTATTAATTTCAGGAACAAACATATATTTGCCAGTTAGGATATTTATATCTGAAACAGCAACTATTCGTGTAATTGAAGAGGCTCAAAACTAATGGCAGATTTAGTAAAAAAGGATATTCGTTATCTCTCAAGAGATTTCGGTTCATTGAGACAGAATCTTATAGATTTTGCAAAAAACTACTTTCCAAATTCATACCAAGATTTCAACGAATCATCACCTGGTATGATGTTTATGGAAATGTCTGCATACGTCGGCGATGTGCTTTCGTATTATACGGATGTTGCACTCCAAGAGTCAATGATACTACAGGCATCCGAAACTCAAAACATAATAAATCTTGCTCAATCATTTGGTTATACACCAAAGACTTCTGTTGCTGCTAATGTTTCAATAGACGTATTTCAGATTGTACCTGCTATCGGTACTGGCGTGAATAATACTCCCGATTGGAGTTACGCTTTTGCAATAGAGCCTGGTATGATTGTTGCTGACGAATCTGATAACTCTATACAATTTAGAACAATAGAATATCTTGATTTTAGATTTAGTAGTTCTTTTGAACCAACTGAAGTAACTGTTTTTGAGGTAGACGATTTAGATTCTACGGAACCAACTTTTTATCTGCTGAAAAAGTCTGTAAAGGCAGTTTCTGGTGTAATAAAAACTTCAAGTTACTCTTTTGGTTCCCCAAAACCATATGATAAAGTCATTCTGAACGACGATAGAATCA